GGGTCTCGCCGTTACCAACAAGATTCAGGATCAGGAAGGCGACGTAATGTCGGTCTTCTGGAACAAGAACGATACTACTCGCCAGCTACTTCACGGTTCTACTATTCTAGAGGTTCCAGCCAGTGGTGGTTCAGGTAACGTATCGAACTGGAATAGCACTCAGATTTTTGACATCAATAACGACATCGATTGCCTTGGAGATATGTATCTTGAAATTTCTCTTGACGGTTCTAATATCGAATCATATGATGGGTTCGATAAATTTCATTTCCAACCTCAAATTATCGCTAGTTTCATTCAGCGCGTTGAATTTCAGGTAGGTACTCAGATCTGGCAAACTCTTGAAAATCAGGACATCATGGCTCTTGCCGCGACTGAAATGTCCGAAGGTGTATACCGCGAATTCTGTAATCAGGTTTCTGGTAGATTTTTAATGGATGGTACTAATCTTAAAACTCAGTTTGCTAATTCATATTTTAGTGACGCCGCTGTTGATCCGAGTGACGCTACACAGTACAGGGATAGGGTTGCTTACGTTCCTCTTAAGATGTTCACAAAGAGTATTGCGCCGGAACTACAGCACTACAGCGAAAAGGTCGAGGGTGGTTACCTAATGGCTGCCGCCCCAAATCAACAGGTTAAAATTAAGGTTTTTATGGGTGACCGACCCAGCTACACTGGTCCCGGAAACGTAACCAACCTGTTAGCAGATCCGAAATTGGATCTCAATGTACGTCTATACGCTAAGAATATTGTTATGTGCAATGAAGAACGTGAGCAGATGAAGGCTATGCCCATGGGCATTCCTAAGCGTATCAAGACTACACAGAATGCCTCGGCGAATGTCTCGGATAAGAGGGGTGTTCAAGTTATAGACATTGATCACTTTTCGCTTTATGCTTCGCATCTATTAATTACTTTCCCAAAGAACTTGTACAAGGAGATCACCGGTGTAGAACTCCTTCTTAACTCGAGCTCTTTCTCAGGTGAACTTCCAACATCTCTTCTAGAGATTATTTCTTCTTCGATGAACTTATATAATAATAACTACATCGTAAACGGTGACGACATCGATAAATTTGATACTATTGTATTTCCTCTTGCTTCCCGGGCTTACTCGGGTTCGGCTGTCCCATTCAACCGTTTCGACAATATCCGTCTAAAGATTCGTCTTGAGTCGGCCAATCTCACGGGTCAATTTAATGTAACATGCGTAGGTGAGACAACCGCTCTTTACAAGGGTGGTGCTGCTTCGCTTGCTATGTATTAAATAAATGTAAATTAAATAAATATAATGTATAAAGAACTAATTTTAATTTTATTACGTATTAAATTTAAAATTATTTTCTTTTATATATTTAAATAAATACAATATGTCTGGAGCTGTAGCCGCTCATGCTGCTTATAACGGAAGTGGTACCCAGGGTCTCGCCGTTACCAACAAGATTCAGGATCAGGAAGGCGACGTAATGTCGGTCTTCTGGAACAAGAACGATACTACTCGCCAGCTACTTCACGGTTCTACTATTCTAGAGGTTCCAGCCAGTGGTAATAATGGAAACGTTGACTTTGGCGGTTCTAAGATTTTCACTATTAACAATGACATTGACTGTCTTGGAGAATTATATCTTAATATGAAAGTTACTGTTGAGAATAACTTTACAAGCAATAGAACTGGATTTTTTGAAAACAGTGGCAAACACACCGCCGGCCAGGTTGCACCCTTCGGCGCCGGCGCCAATAATTCGTCGGTCGGTACCACCGTCGGCGCGGGGTACGAGATTGGCGACGAGATTACTATTGCGGCGGCAACCGGCACGGGGAACAGGGCCGCAAAATTATTAGTTACCGGTATAAACGGCGCCAACGGCGTAACTTCTTTTGCGGTCACTGACCCAGGTGTGGGTGTGGTAGCCGGCACCAACAAAGCAACGACAACTACTGCCACCGGCGTCACCACCACGGCCACGATCGATGTCGTACTTACAACAGCCAACACCACAGGTTTGACATTTTCCGCAGATACTCCGTCGCTAAAGTTCAAATTAGGTGCTCTAACAAATATTATAGAACGCATCGAGTATCAGGTTGGTACTCAGATTTGGCAGACTCTAGAAAAAGACGACGTCCGCGTAGTATACAACACTGAGATGTCTGAGGCTGCTTACAACTCTGTTTCTAGAAGAGGTCGGCCGACCACCCCATCGTCGTCGGTCTACGACACTTCGGTCTCGGACACGAATTGGTCCGGTAATGGTCAGGACTTAGACGTTACATTTATTATTCCCGCATTAACAAAAACACTCGCGCCTCAATTAGAGACTTTTAGTAATATATCAGAGAGTGGTTATCCACTTGCGGCTGCTCCTCACCAGTCCGTTAAGGTTAAGATTTACCTTGCGAACAGGGGTGATATAAGCTTTAAAATTCCGGCTGGCATCACGGTTTCGCAAGGTACTAAAGAACCTTTTGCGGTGGAAAATTCGCAATATCTCTCCGATATTTCTTACACGTCGATTTATTCTGGAACCTCGGCCGCGCAAGAGGTTTCCCTTGGTCCCGCTCCAATTTCGCTAAAGTCTATTAAGCTTTATGCTAAGCACATGATCATGTGCAACGAGGAACGCGAGCAGATGAAGGCGATGCCCCTGGGTCTTCCAAAGCGTCTTAAGATGACCCAGAACGCTTTGATTACCGATGTATCAAATGTTCAGCAGAAGACCATTGACCTTGATCACTTCTCGCTATATGCTTCGCACCTCATTATCTCGGGCAACCTTGGTAAGGACATCTACATTAAGAGCGCTGAACTCAAGCTGAACTCGTCTTCGTTCTCCGGAGTTCTACCTGCTCAGATGCTAGATTACGCCGCTGCTTCTTCGCTTGGTCTATACGTCAATCGTAACATAGAGGACGATCAGTCAGAGGCACTCGACGGCGTAGGTATTCTTGTATTTCCTCTTTCAAGCTCTGCTTATTCGGGGTCTTCGGTTCCGTTCAATCGTTTCGACAGTATTCGTCTATCTCTAACTTTTACGGGGACGCCGCCATCTGATGATAACCCATACATTAGCATCACTTGCGTCGGTGAGACCACTGCTCTATTCAAGGGTGGCGCGGCTTCGCTTGCTATGTACTAAAATTAAGTAATGCGTGTAATTTAAATTGAATGTGTAAAATGAAATTGAATGTGTTAAATAATATAAATAATTATATTTTACTTATATTAATTAACACCATGGGAAGAGGAGCTCATGCTGCTCACGCCGCATATAATGGAAGTGGTACACAAGGTATATCGGTTACAAATGAAATAAATGAAAATGAAGATATACATTCGGTTTTCATAACTCAAAACGACACTTCTAAACAAATATTACATGGGCATAACATTTCAGAGATGACGTGCGCGGGTAAAACAGAAGGTATAACGTCTGAGAGGTATAAGATTTTCACTCCAGATGAAAACAGTGATATGCTTGGAGACGTCTATTTGAATTTTGAAATGGATTCCGAGATAAATGAGTTCGCTTTTGTTGACACGGCACAATCGACTGAATATCCGCTTGAAAACTTTCAAATTGACACTCTTAGATCATTTTTAACCGTAGGCGGGTCTGAACTTAAATCGATGGAAATAGATTTAACTACTCGCGAAGTGCCACCCGTAGAGAGTCTTACTTTAAATATGAGAACCGTTAATAAAATTAAAACCTTTAATAACACTTCAGGGGGGTATAATGCCTTACAATTTGCTGTAGGTGAAGGATATTATAATTTAGCATGGAGGCACTTTGGTCCCCCTTCCCCGGGGCCCGTTGCAAACGTGTTCTTTCCTTGGAATTATATACGTATTCCACAATTTGTTGATATTAATGACATTATTTACGACCCTTTGTTTAAAACAGAAAGTGATACGTCCGGTTCTATAATATTCGGTGGTTATCTTCGAGAACCACTCCGAGGGAAAAAATCTGGACTTTATTTTATTAAAATTTCTGATCTTAAATTATTTGAACGAGGTTTGGTCAGCGGGGCATCGGATACACTGGTTTCGTATATAGTACAAGAACTTGCTTTAAGATCCAACGAAACCGAAGTCTTTTCATGGAATGAAAGTGTCCCCGAAGAGAACCTACATCTTTACACACGTTATATAACAGTAAATACATTAAATTATATACCCGGAGACGAAGCAGCAGGATTTATTGTATCGGGGAAAATATATAATGATCCTAATATAGATACCCCTATATTTGATAGGTATTATCCTAATACAAATAACTCTTATATATTAAAAAAATCTGAATATGTCCCTCTGGAATACACTATTACCGGCTTAAAGTTTGATATGATACATGATGCTTGGAGCCATAATGCGGAAGACGAAGATTTTCATTCCGAACGAGAAGTGTCTTCAATTTTAAGTATAAATGATAATGGAATACAGAAAACTCTTTTATCATGTGGAACTAGATATAACACGATGTTAGGTTTAGATACATCAGGTTTAATCATACGAAGCGACGACAACGGTGAAACGTGGAAACACGTTGAATTCTACTATGGTTCATCATCAGCAGCAAATAACACATCCACTGAATTGGACGAGCCATACACACGACCGACGGCGGCAGTCGGCGATCTTGATAAATATGATTTAGGAGTTTATGAGCCGCTAGCGTTAGACACGGAGAAAGGCATTTTTTTTGACTTCAGTGCGCACGAGCCAAACTTTAAATACTTCATGCCAAAAGTTTCACAACTTCATACAAATAACACTGGTGTATGGACGGCTATAGGTCAGCAGGGCATACAATCTACTTCAAACGATGATAATGATAAATATAGACAATTTGTATTCAGATCTATTGACGATGGTGAAACGTGGCACCCAATTAGACTATTTACATATCCTGATAATCGTCAACTTAACAGGGTTCAATTTAATTCAGTATTAGTAGATTACGTTACAGTTTATTCAACAGATAAAGAAGATTGTAAAGTATTGATGTCAGTTCCTCCAAATACTGTTATGATATCTGTCAATGAGGTGAGGCCTGGCAACAGTGGGATGGCGGAGCACGGGGAGAGCAGCGAAACATCAGCCCAGACTTACAATAAAGAGAGTTATGTTTCAATGACTATCTTCAATTACTACGGGTTTCGCCCGACTCTTGTGCCTCTGCCAGTAATTGGATCCCCCCCTTACGACTTCGGGGGAGGCCACCTTCCTTGTTGTCATATGATAACTCCTTACTACCACGAGACAGGCCAGACTATAAGGGATACTTATTTCGGGCTTTATGATCTTACAGATTTGTGGAATCCTTCTGCATCTCCGACCCTGAATGATATCAAGTACACCTTTTTAGGTGCTATTTCTGACGGTAGTAGAGATATTCTTTTTGGAAAAAATGAAGAAAATTCGGGCAGTGTTTGTGGTATAGTAACAATAACATCTAGTAAATCCGGTCCTGAAAACAAAGTAGCCAATGGACGTGTGGTAGACGGCACCCTGATTAAAACTATCACAGTTAAATTAGGTACTAATAGAATTATACAGAATATGGTTTATACAAAATTAGGTATAACAGCAATTCTGAAAGATTCTAGTAATAGCATTAAATATGAAATATTTCAATCATCTAACGGGATAGAGTGGAAAACATTAAAGGTTATTAAAGATTTAGACGACAACGATCCTATTTTCATAAAATCTGATTTAAATAGTATTGTAATTTACTCATACAAGTCTACAAATGGATATTATAGAATATTTAAAATAACCCCTGACAATGTTCCTTTAGAAATAAATTCACTACAAAACGAATTAGATGATATCACAGGTTTAAATTATGTATGTACAGAATGGATAATAACAGGTAAACGTAATTCTGAAGATGAAGATGAAGATGAAGATGTAGTGGTAAAATCTTACGACACTATTAAATGGAGAGCTAAAGTTGTCGGTGCGGAGTTTCCTAACATATCGTCGGTTGTTGTAAAAGACAACAGACTTTATGAGCCATTGGTTATTCTCGATGAAGACCCCTTCCGGCCACCCCAAGCAATTAATTACAAATTAGGAAATTTTAAATCTTATGAAGTTTGTCATTCCGCTTCGATTTCCTATACAAAAGGTGGAGGAATTGCCGCGTATGTATTGCCCGATGTTAGTGTTTCCCACGTCGAGTGGGTTGACCCCGCGGCGATCCCTCCGTCGTCTTTTCCAAATGGAAGGTTAATTCAAATAAATAGTCTCGCGGCAGCGGATGCCCAGAATACTACTAGCACAAATGTTAATGATATAATAGAAATAACAGATGGCACAATTATATTATGTGGTGAAAATAAACCATTAATCGATACGGAGTACTTCAGGCTCTCAGGAAATTCTAATATTCATTATAACGGTATTGATGATTTTATTAATTTGGCCGAAGGACCTGGTAACGATGGTCTAACTTTTGTAGAAGCTAGTTCTTTATATAAACCTTCTGGCGGAGGTACAAGTCATGTGGGAATGACAAAACTTGCAAAAACATTCTATTCATTACATGAAACTAACTTTTTAGAAAATAACTGTCTAGCCATAGGAAAAAATTGGTTTGACCCCAACAACACCTCCTGGACGCCTGACGGAAGCACGGGGTCGATAGAAGAAATGGAAACGTCAGGTTTTACTTCAGAGGGTTTACTAGCATTAAGATATATTCCCGATCCTAAAGAATTTCCAGATTTAACTGGTTATTATTGGAAATTTATTTTTGGTCCACATGATCCAAATATAAAGAACCTTACAACGGGTACTTGGAATATTACTCGATTCGAAACAATTCACGATGTATATACAAATGACAAACGCGAAATTGTCGTGGTTGGAAATCCCAAAAACGGTAAAAGTCCAATTTTTTATGAAAAACCGGACACCGAGACTTTTAAGGTATTTAGAGACGACTGGTATGAGATACCAATAGAATATCATGGATTTTCTGAAGTCTTATCCGTCTGTTATACAGGTACTAGATGGATATTTGTAGGTATACCAAAACCAAAATGGATGCTCAACGGAATTGAAGTTCCAAGCGACACTGCTAACGCTGAAAATATAAATGATGGAAAAATATTAGCACATACAACAGATTTATTAGACCCAGACACCTGGGTAATTGAAAATTTCGCTGCTCCAGATCTAAAGCCTTTTAATGTTATTAAAGAAACAAGTAATTCAAAATCTGATTTTGGAAAGGACCATTTCAATAATGTTAGTTCCTGGCAGGGGAATCACGTCCGACCTGTTAATTATAAAGAAAATTCCTGTGTTATAATAAATGTTTCATTTTACGATGATGACGCTACCGCATACAATATACTACAAGAAAAGGTTTATTTTATGTACGAGGATGGTTCAACGATTAATATTTATCAAAACGATTCTTTTCCGGAACCTACGTTAATTTACAGAAATGAACTTAGTGGAGGCAACGTTGATTCTATAGTTTTTCCCTGGACCACTATCAAACATGGAGGAGAACAATTTAGACCAACATGGAAAACTTATATAAATAATGAGATACGCACTCTATTTAACACTGTATATAAACATAGTTTTAATCAGTATGTCGTTGATTATAATAATGAAACTAAAAAATTCTTTCTAAATCTTTATAGCCATCCATATTCAATAGATTTTGAAGGTTGGGGAATAAATAGACCATGGGTCAATAGATATAGAAAATTCATAACAACGGATACATTTAGTCTTAGAAATAGGATAGAAGGAAACTGTTACAAAATTGAACAAGTTAAAAATGAAAATTTTATAACTGGTGTCGATTCTGCGAGGTATCTCGCCGTAGGTAAAGGTATATCCTCGCCAATAGTGAAGTCCGATGACCTTATTAACTGGACTGATGTTGATGTAAAAGACATTTTCACGATAGTATTTGACATCTCTCATAAAAGTGGTCTGTGGGTAGCAATAGGAGAGGGAAATTACAATCTTGCTATATCAAAAGACGGTAAAAACTGGACAGGCATTTATACAAAGTATCAAAGCGATACATTATCGTCGGACTATTCGACCGCCTTTAATTCATTAGATTATTACAATAATACAGATAATAACGTCACTGATGTTCTTCCTTATGTACCAAATTTAAAAGGTATTTTTCTAAGAAATTTATCTCTTCTTCGTCTCTTTAGCAGAGTAGAGTATCACGTAGGTACACAGATATGGCAAACTTTGACATTTGATGACATTAAAGCAATGTTAGACACTGAATTTGGAGCAGGGGAATATAAAAATTTATTAAAAAATTGTAGTATAGTCAATAAAAATGGTTCAACAAGATTAACAACTTGGATACCCGGGTTTACAAAAACATTAAATTCCAAATTAGAAACTTTTAGTAATATTTCCGAGAGCGGATCGTTTCCTTCTGGACTACTAAAAGACCAAAAATTATCTATTAAGATTTATTACAACAAATTAGAGAATGTTATCGATAATGA